GTCCTTAAATGCACGGACAAGGCCAGTAAGTAGATTTACAACCTTTAGTGCGACAGGTAGAAATGCCTGACCTAGCTCAATTCCTACATTCTGAAGATCAACAAGCATTTTCTTAAACTTGAAGCCGCTTATCTTAGAGACATTCTCAAATGAGTCATCTACCATTCCGGTAGACCTTGTGATGCTGTCTAAAACTTTAGCGTAAGACTCGCCCTGCGCTCCTGCCGTACCTAATACGTTAGATAATGCACGGACGTTTCCGAATAGAGAAGAAAGACCTTTCTCGTTGCTCTTTAAGGCATCTACAAGGAACATAAGTGTTCCATGAAGACCCTCTTTACCGACCATCTTACGGAGGTCTGAAGATGTCATTGTAATGCTCGCTAAGACATCCTCTGCGGCCTTGGTAGGCTTCAATACAGCTGACATAACACCACGGAGACCTGTTACAGCCTCTTCGGTTGGCACACCCAATCTGGTGAAGGTTGCGATGTTGGCTCCTAATTCTTCAAAGGATATACCTAGCTCCGCTGCCATACCTGTTACCCTACCAAGTGTGGGGGCGAGGTCTTCAGCAACAAGGTTACCTTCCCTTACGATAGCCATCATAATATCTGCTGACCTTGCAGCAGTAAGATTGGACTTAGCGTATGAGTTCATTGCTCCAGTGATACCACGGGCAATAGCCTCTGTCTCTCCCATGCCTACCTGTGAGGACTTGGCAGCGGCAGAAAGTATGTCCATAGCCTCTGCTCCACGAACACCGGCTGATGTGATAACGAACAATGCGTCTGCAAGGCTTTTCTGTGAGGTAGCAACCTCGGAACTTAATCCTTTAATTTGTTTTTTGAATCCGTCAAACAGTTCGCCTGACATGCCTACAAGGTTCTCTATCTTAGAGAAACTCGTTTCAAGTTCTGAGGCCATTTTGATTCCTGCAACACCAACCAGACCTAACGGCAAAGTCACGTTCCGAGTCATACTAGACCCAAACCGCGACATGGTTTTTCCGAATTTCTTTAGCTTGATTTGTGCAACTCTGAGGCCCTTTTCAAAACCTGCTGTGAGCAACCCTAGCCGTACATTTATACTTTTATTGCTTTTCTTTGCCATTTTTCAAGTATCGCTTTCGCATCTTCCTGCGATAGCGTAATTTTATTTTCATCCACCTCCCAAGGGAATACAGCTAAATCTTTAGCTTCAACATTCTTACCTTTAGGTAGTTGTATATTTATGAGCGCAACGGTTTGCCACCTAGTACGCTCCCAATCACTCTGTTGCTTTGTCTCTTGAGACTCGGCATATCCGCGCAAAGCATTGTGTAGCTCGCGTGGTGTTATGTTCCAAAACTCGGATGGGGACAGCCGAAGCTGCCCACACGCCAAGCCTTGTAAATAGTCGAAGGAGGCGGCCTCAGATGGAATGGATTTACCCGATCCTTCTGAGGCTACTTCTCCCCCTCTGTAAAAGATTCAGCAAATACATTAAGTACGTCATTCAACGCGCCGATGTCATCGTCCAAAAAGTCCGCTACATCCTCTACTGAGGTGCTGAACTCTTTTTTCTCTGCTCTCGCTCCATCCTTCAGTCCACACCAGATGAGACTTACCGCATCACTTAGGGTCATATCCTCTCCGAGCCTGCCCAGATCGTTGAGTTTATATCCCGCGATGTCGCAGAAGTTCATTAATGCTGAGAAACCGAATTTAACTGGGCGTTCTTCGCCGCCTATCTTGACTAACTTAACCATGTTATACTACTGTTGTGTATGCGATAGTACCTGTAAGCTCAAAGGTAGCTGAGTACGTTACATTGTCCTCCTTAGAAGCGGAAACTTCCAATGAGGTAACGTAGGCACTTGCGGACCAATAGTGGTCGCCAGATACTTCAGTGCTAAACTTCACAGCTACCGCTGAACGGGCTGTGAAAATAGTCATCAAGTCATCACTTCCGTATGCAGCATCTTCTGCATACAAAGCGCTAACGCTGATGGATCCACTACGCGAACCTTCTAGAAGGTCGCGATACCCTGCGCTGTCCTTTGTAGATGCGTCACGAGTATCCATAGAAAGCGAAATGCTGCTTTCTGTGGCGTGTGCAATCAAAGTACCAGCAGAGTAGACACCTAAGATAGTGCCGTTCATAATTCCTGATGTGGCCATTATAATTTAGATTTGGGTTTATATTCTGCGGGGATTTCAATAACCGGGGCAGTTGCTCCGTATTCTACTGCTTTTCCCTCCGCAATGAGTTCGGCAGCACATTCGTTAACAACGGATAAGACCGCCCCTTTCGAGAAAGACTTGCCGTTAACGGTTGCTTTTTTAATAATTTCTATTTTCATATTTTTATTCTTAAAGTGAATTCTGTAGCCGCTGTGTATACGGCATTAGCTGAATCGTAGTCGGAGTCGTAACCGGTCAGCTGTGCCGATTGGACCTCTACACCATTCACTGTACCGGTGTAGCGATCAAGTGCTATTCTCACCTTACTGGCTAGCGCTGTTACGTCTGTATATGACTCTGAAATAGCTACAAGCACATAACTTTCTTCATCTAAAGTGGAAACGCCACTCTTGGTGTCAGAAGGCTGAAGGCCGGTGAACTTATATACAACCAAGGGGAGCGTGGCTCCTTGAGCTGCGATTTCTGGATATATCCTATTTGAAACGATTGCAGAAACAGCAGCGTTCGCTGACAAGATACCGTATAGTGCTGGTCCTGCTTTCATAGCCGTATGATGTATTTATCAATAATCTTATTTACAGCAATCCTTAGTGCCGCCTCTGTGCTTGATAGTCCAGCAAGGTATGCTCTGTCTACATATCCGACATTTGGTCGTTTTTTGTAATTATACTTGTAGGACTTGCCTTTTGGACCGAATACGCCATAATGCACCATGGCTGAGTAAAACCCATCAGCGTTAGCTTTTGCTTTACGTCCAAACCTAGCTCCTACATGAATATACAATCCTTTCTTTCCTGTAAAAATATCAATAGAACGCCTAAGGTTTCCGGGTCTATAAGATACATCTAAGGTCTTTGTTTTTCCTGTCTTTTTACTTACACCTCTGTAGAGGGTTCGTGACCCATTGGACTTGTTGCCGTCCTTTATGTACGCCTTGACAGCCTCCTTCATAGGCTTTGCAGCCTTGCGTATTTCACGCTTTATTTCACGATGACGCTTATCGCCAACAAACTTAAGGTCTTCCATTAACTGGACAACATCTTCTAAGCCTTCTACTGAAACAATCATTGTACTCATGACGTTGCGCGGGTATATAGTTCAATAAAATCCTTTCTTCCGACAGGATTAACGCTCTCGATATTGTGGTCCTTACCATTGTAGGTAACGGAGTATGTTGTATCGATGTTTGAGTCGTAGCGAATGGTGAAGATGACATTCTGAACAGACGTTATCTCTAACGCTTCATCGTCTTCTTTACCGTTCTTGTACTTGACACTAGCCCAGCGTGTTGCGTAGGCAGAGAAAGAAACCTGACGCTCCCCATTATTCTTAGTAACGGTGGTCTGGTTTTTTAATACTATTCGTCTGTCAAGGTCGCCGGGATTCATATCAGAAGGTAAAAACTCTAAATGGATTCCATAGGTACTCAGAGGCCGTAGGGAGGCGTTTAACTCCATCAGACCTGTCTTCGTACATAGAGGCTATAACTAGCATGATACCCTGTCTAAGAGGTGCTGGGACATCCGAAGCGGATGTAAACCCTACCACATATTGGGTGGTCACAGCGTTGACCTCTGCGTTTGCGGAAGGCCACGATGTCACCGGATCGAGCCTAGAGGGCTGCGAGATCAGGTCCTTTGTGTAGTCTGCTGACGATACCGTCTGGGTGTCGCCCGCTGAGTCTAGGTAGGATATGCTTGTAATGCTTTGAATAGGGCCTCTAGACAATAAGACATTGCCTGAGGGGAAACTGTCCATCTTTTCAGCGATGGTTGTAGTCATCAAAATCTGCCGCGTGTAATTCTCACACATTTCGCGAGCTGCGGCGATCATGATGTTAAGGGTAGCGTCTTCGTCAGAACTATCCACGCGCAAGAATTCCTTTACCTCGGCAAGAGATAGAGGTTCAGCGGTGGCGGGTGTTATGACTTGAATAGACAT